ATTGACGGTGCGAGTGCTACTATAACTTATTCTTCTACCGGAGATTCATGGATACTCAATAAAGTTCCATATTATAATAGCAATAGAATACTAACAACTGCTGATGAGGGATCTGGAAATGGTTTAGATGCAGATACTTTAGATGGACTTCAATCTACTGCATTTGCACAATTATCAGGTGCTACATTTACAGGAAACATTGCATTCTCTGGTTCCCAAACTGTTGATGGACGTGATTTATCTGTAGATGGAGCTAAATTAGATGGTATTGAATCAGGTGCAACTGGAGATCAAACTGCTTCTGAAATTCTTACCCTTATTAAGACAGTTGATGGTGCTTCATCTGGTCTAGATGCGGACTTACTTGATGGACAACAAGGTTCTTATTATCTCAATACATCTACGACTTTTGGTGGAGATGTATCTGGTACCTACAATGCGATTGTAGTCGCTAATGACTCACATACTCATGATAGTAGGTATTACACAGAGACCGAATCCAATACAAGATATTTCAGAAGAGATTCATCAAATGATGTTGATGTAAGACTCGCATCTGGTCATGGAAGAGGTTTACGTTTCTGGGATAGTGATAGTTATAAGATATGGATGTCCTCTGCAACGGATGGAACTTGGGGTGGAAGATTAGATTCGACCTCTGATTATAACATGTACTTTAGAATGACTGGTGGTACAAATAGAGGATTTGTATTCCAAAATTCTACTACCGAAGTATTCCAGATTGAATCAACTGGACAAGTAAGAACTGCATCAAACAATATCTATGCAAATGGTAATCTAGTTTGGCACCAAGGAAACGATGGTACTGGATCTGGTCTAGATGCTGACACTGTTGATGGATATCAATTCTTGTCTACTCAGGGAATCTCAGCGACTGGTAACTTTGGTCAATGGTTTGGTCATAATACTTACACTGATTTCAACGCTAGTCTTTCATATTGGGGTTGGAATTATGTTCAAGCAAATACAAATGCACCTAATAGCACTTCTTCACAATGGTATAGAAATAGAGTTTCTCTTGGATCCGACTATGGTTTAAATTATTCTGCTGGTCATTATTGGCTGGAGATGGCATATCCAAGATATACTCCTACAACTGCTGGTCACATGTGGGTCAGAACCTGTGAGAATGGAACTGTGGGAGGTTGGACCCAAGTTGGTTCTAATATTATCGGAAATTCTTCAGCAACTGGAACAGTAACTGCAAGTTCTGACATTAGATTAAAAACTAATATTGAAACAATTTCTGATGCTTTAAATAAAGTTCTCGATCTTCGTGGAGTTGAGTTTGATCGTCCAGATTTGGATGGATCACCACGTCATATTGGTGTTATTGCACAAGAAGTAGAAAATGTAATTCCAGAAGTTGTTTTTGATGGTGCTGATGGATATAAGAAAGTTGCATATGGAAACTTGACTGCTGTTCTTATTGAAGCAGTCAAGGAACAACAAAAACAAATTGATGAACTTCGCAATGAAATCAAAAAACTTAAAGGTGAGTAAAAATAAGTTCTGATTTATAAATACCTCTAGGAAACTAGGGGTATTTTTTTTATGGCGCAGCCATCTAGTAGAGCGGAATTGAAAGAATACTGCCTCAAACAATTAGGTAAACCAGTTTTAGAAATAAATGTAGATGATGATCAAATTGATAACTTGATGGATGATGCAATCCAATATTTTCATGAACATCATTTTGATGGAATTGATAGAGTATTTCTAAAACATAAATTAACTCCCGCTAATAAAGATACAATTTCACAATTAGGAGTTTCTACATCCACATCAGCGACTGTTAGTGGAGATGGGTTGACTTCTATCAACTATGTTGAGGGTGTAAACTATCTCCCTCTTCCAGATTCAATCATAGGTGTAAACAACGTTTTAAAAATAAATTCAAGTTCAGTTTCGGATGGATTGTTTAATATTAAGTATCAACTGTTCTTGAATGATATGTACTATTATGGTGCATTAGATCTACTTAATTATTCAATGGTCAAAAGATATTTGGAAGATCTTGATTTCTTATTAAATCCAGATGCACAAATTCGTTTTAATAAGAAAAATCATAAGTTATATCTAGATATTGATTGGAATTCAGTTGGGGAAAATCAATATGTAATTGTTGATTGTTATAGAATTTTGGATCCATCCGATGCTACGAAGTTATATAATGATTCTTGGTTAAAGAAATATCTGACCGCACTGATTAAAAAACAGTGGGGACAAAACATGATCAAATTCCAAGGTGTTCTTCTCCCAGGTGGAGTACAACTCAATGGAAGACAGATCTATGACGATGGAGTTCAGGAGGTAGAAAAGTTAGAACAGAAACTTAGAACTGATTATGAATTACCACCAATGGATCTAATAGGTTGATATGTCACCACTAAATTCCTACTTTTTACAAGGTTCTCCGAGTGAGCAAAGACTCATTCAGGATTTAATAAACGAACAACTTAGAATGTATGGACAAGATGTTCTGTACATGCCTAGGAGAATAGTTGGAGAAAACACAATAATAAAGGAAATTACTGCATCAAAATTTGATGATAGTTATCGTATTGAAGCATATTTGATGAACACTGATGGATTCAGTGGAAACGGAGAATTATTAAGTAAGTTTGGTGTTAGAAATACGGATGAAATCAATTTAGTTATTTCTAAGGAGAGATATGATGATTTTATTTCTCCACTATTAAAATTATGGCCTGCATCTGAAAGAAAACTTGCATTTAGACCTCAGGAAGGTGACTTAATTTGGTTCCCTTTAGATGAGTCTTTATTTGAAATTAAGTATGTAGAAGGTAAAAAACCATTTTATCAGTTGAATGAATTATATGTTTATGAATTAAGATGTGAAAGATTCGAGTATGAAGATGAAATTATTGATGTTCCTGAAGTTGATTCAACAGGAATAGAAGTAAATGAATCTATAAAAGATTTTGGAAATGTTTATACTATTCAGATGGTTGAATCCACAGCAACTGCTGCAGCTGCAACTGTAGGATTAGTAACTACGGATCCAAATTCAAAATCAGTACAATACGTTGATCTTATTAATGATGGATATGGATACACTTCTGCTCCGACTGTTTCAATCTCAACTGCACCAGCTGGTGGACTAACTGCAACTGCTGTTGCAATTATGACTAGTAGATCACCCAATCAAAAACAGGCGATTGATAAAATTCTTATCACCAATCCAGGATTTGGTTATACGGAACCACCAACAGTCACTTTCAATGGAGGTGGTGGTTCTGGAGGTATTGCAACTGCAGTTATCAATACAAAAGTACTTGGAGTTATTGGAATTACTACTGGTGGTGTTGGTTATACAACCACTCCACAAGTATTCATTGATAGAATCTTCATTCCATCAAGCATTGGAGTTTCTTCGAATATCAATAATGCACAAGCAGAAGCGGTACTGAATACGGATGGAGTTGTTGTTGCAGTTCGTTATTCAAATGCTGGAGCTGGATATACATTCACTCCTACAGTCACATTTACAAATCCAACTTCAGATACTTTTGGTGACTATACTTACAACGAGGTAGTAACTGGCACAAGAACTGGTACTACTGGTTATGTTAAGAGTTGGGATTATCAAAATAGAGTATTGAAACTATCTGTAGTTGATGGGACTTTTGCAAGGGGCGAATCTATTGTTGGTGCTGGTGCAAGTTATAAAGTATCTACAGTACAAACAAATGAATTTATAGATGAGTATGCAAGTAACATTGACATAGAAAACGAAGCTGATCAAATTTTGGATTTCAGTGAATCCAATCCATTTGGAGAATACTAAATAACTAATACCATAGGGAAATTGTAATGTTATCTAATTATTTTTACCACGAAATATTGAGGAAAACCATCATAGCTTTTGGTACTCTTTTTAATGATATTAAAATCAAACATAGAGATAATAGCGGATCCGATTTTAGTATTATTTCAGTTCCAATAGCATATGGTCCTATCCAAAAATTCCTTGCGAGAATTGAACAATCTCCAAGTGTAAAAAAAGAAGTTGCAATAACTCTACCCAGAATGTCATTTGAAATGACGGGTATTACTTATGATCCTAGTAGAAAGTCTTCTACTATGCAGATTTTTAAATCTGTTGATGAAAATAGTAATGTTGCGAAAAGTTATATGCCCGTTCCATATAACGTTTCATTCCGTCTTTCCATAATGTCAAAATTGAATGAAGACGCTTTACAGATAATTGAGCAAATTTTACCTTACTTCCAACCACATTTAAATGTAACAGTTGAATTGGTTTCCGATATAAGTGAAAAAAGAGACATTCCCATAGTATTAGAATCAATTAATATGGATGATCAATATGAAGGCGATTTTACAACTAGAAGAGTTTTAGTTTACTCTTTAGACTTTACAGCAAAAACATACTTGTTTGGACCAACAACTATTGGTAATGACTCTCTCATTAAGAAAGTTCAAGTTGATTATTATAGTAACACTAATAGAACAAATGCTTCTAGACAGTTAAGATATACTGCAGAACCAAGAGCTCTAAAAGATTACAACAACGATGAAACAACGGTAATTTCTCAAGAGATAACGACAGAAGTAACGAAGTTTAATGTTTCGGATGCAACCTCATTGATTGTTGGTTCTTATATACAAATCGATTCGGAATCGATGTATATTAGTAGTATAAATGGAAATTCACTAACGGTGAAGAGAGGTCAAGATGGAACTGCAATTGCAGAACATGCAAATGGAACTGCAGTGAATGTTATCAATGATGTCGATGATGATTTGATAGATTTTGGTGATGATTTTGGATTTAGTGAGTCTAGATTTAATTTTGAAGACGGAAAAATCTATAGTTCTACAAAAGGAATTGATGTATGAGTTTTGAAAACATTGATAAATCTTTAAATATTGAAAGTACTCCAATAGAATCGGAAATCGTTCAATCAAAAAAACCTACAATAAAAAATATCCAAACTCCTGAAGAACAAATTCAAAAAGACTATGAGTATTCTCGTGGACAACTATATTCAATAATTGAAAAAGGACAGGAAGCAATAGATGGAATTCTTGAACTTGCACAGGAATCCGATTCCCCAAGAGCATATGAAGTTGCAGGTCAGTTAATAAAAAACGTTGCGGATACTGCAGATAAATTGATGGATCTCCAAAAGAAATTGAAAGAGGTGAATAAAGATGAGAAAGGTGTCACTCCAACCAGTGTTACTAATAATGCCGTTTTCTTGGGATCAACTGCAGAACTTCAAAAATTTCTCAAAGGTTCGATGAAGGGAGATCTCCCTAAATAAAATATAGGAAAATATTTGTAAAATAATGTCTAAACTAACTTTCAATCAGTGGCAATCACTTTCCGAAAAAAAGGATGGGGAAAAGTGTTCTTGTTGCGGAAATGAAATTAAAAAAGACGGTTCTTGTGGGTGCGATTCTTCTTGTGAACATTGTGGAGGAAAACATGAGGTCAAGGAATCCTCTTGCAGTTCCATGACAAAAAAGAGAAAGGTGAAAAAATTGTCTGAGATGATCTCCACTTCGTCAGTTACTGGTAGAAAG